TGGTATCTGTTATACTTATATTTTATTTTCATAATCTTGTATTAATCTTTTAATATAAAATTCTGCTTTTTTTAGATCTTCTAAACCATTTTTATGTTTATACCTTGTAACATATTTAATAACATTACCTTCACAAAAGCTTAGATTATTACTAATAGAAAAATCTATAGGTTCTATCCCTCATTTTGTATAATGACTGGGTGTATTAATAATATCCTTTTCCTTTTCTACTATACATCCATTACATAAATTCATATCCTTTTGAATAAAAACACCACATAATTCACACTCTTTTTTCATAATTAGCTATTAAGGTATAAAATAGTTTCTAAATTCTCTAACTGTCGTTTATAATCACTTTCGCTTATATCTCAACACTTGTATGCTTCTTCTAATAATTGTTCATATTTTTTAGTGTTCATAATATTTAATTATTTATTTAAAGCTTCATACCAGCATACAACTTCAAGTGTTATATCTTTTCAACAGTCTTTGCACACATAATGCGCTCTTCCAGTTCTTTTAGCGTTTGTGTAATCACAATTTTTACATGTCTCCATAATCGTCTCTTAAAAAATAAGCTAATACTTCCTTTTTGTTCTTCAAATAGTCAATATCATAGTATTCAATATCTATATTATTAAATTTTTTACTATTAGAATTTTCTATTGCTATCTTCACTGAGTAGTGTTTATGTCCAATACAGTCTTCTAACTCTAAAGCAATAACTCTTCACTCCCTACATGGAAGCTTAAGCTTCTTTGCTGTCTCTATTGTAAAATATGCTTTCATATCTATTTGTTAATTAACGAAATAATATCAGTTTTTGATTTATTTCCCTCCATTAATAAATCCATTATCCTTTCTTTACGTTCTCTGAGTCGTTCTCTAGCTTTTGAATCTAGTGAATTTTCGTCCACACATTCGAGTATTGAATATATAGAAGTTAATTGTTCTGTAGTGCTGTTCATAATCTATTATTAAAAACTAAAAGCTAAGTGTATTCCCATTTATAGCCTCATGCTGTTTTATTCTTTCACTTGCATACTCGAGATATACTTGCTATATTTATTCATAATTCTCTTTGTACATCTGACATACTATCCCATATTTTAATTATCTCTCCATCAGTAGTAGATTGTCGAACTGTTTTACTAGAGTGATTATGTTTTCAGAATTTTCCTTTACAATAATGATCTGTCTGAAAGTTATTTTTATATCCTAGAACTCTAAACCTGTGTAAATTATTTTCAGCAATAGTGCAGTACTGTAAATTTTCTAAATCATTATCATCTCTAATTCAATTTTGGTGATTACAATGTAACTTAGATTCTCCTATGAAAGTAAGTAAAACTAATCTATGTATCTTCTTAAATGAGTGCTTTCAATTATACCATAAATTAACATTTAAATATCAACCTTTATCTTTAATAGGTTTTAATATAATATTGCGTAACAAACTTTTTACTTCCCCTTTATTACTTACTAGATATTTTCATTCATATCACGGTATATCTTTCCATGTTTCCATAATGTTTTTTATTATGTAGTAATATAAATATATTATAGTTAATTATTAGAAAGTCAAAGCGACTTGTCATTTCTTTTTCCTCTGCTTATTTATATACACCTGTTCTACTGTTTTGTTACTAACTCAATACTCATCTTGTATTGCTTTCATTTTTTGTACGCGTTGTTTATCTAAGATTTTGTCATTCCGAACCAATACTTTACATGAAGTTTTTCAAGGAGACTTACGAAGTCATCTTCAAACTGACTGAATCACAGTGGATTCAAACTTAATTGAACTAAATAAGAAGATAGTGTCAATAATTGGGTAATCGAAGCCCGTACTTGTCTTTTGTATTGATCAGATAATAATTATGGGTAGAGATAACTTAAGAGCATCCTTTAATTGTTTTTTATCATCTTCTATTTTAGTTTCTCAAGTGATCTTAATAACAGTGTGTCATTTTAATTCACTTAAGAAGCAAAACCAATTATCTATATCCTCTAATCTATCACAAAGTATTAATGAACATTTTTTTGACAAATTATTAACAACTCTCTCTTCTTGATGTTTAGTTCTATCTGGATCATCTATTAATCATTGTTTTAATTCATGGTAAGCTTCAAACTCATAGTCTTCTATATGAAAATAATTAAAGAAGATGAATGATGGGATAAAATCATAATCTTTCTTCACTTCTATTATCTTACCATAATATTTCTCCAAGTCTGATGTGTTTAATTCAGCTGTGTAGGGAGTAGCACTTAAACCGTATAAATATATATCCTTATTATGGAAAACTGTATTAAACTTATCCCTAAATTTCTTAGTAAACCCTTGATGATTCTCATCAACTATAACACAATCAAAATCTGATAATTCATCCTCATCCTTACATAAATCAAAACTCTTCTTAGTCATTACTGTAAGATAACCTATATCTTTATACTTCCCACCATACTGGCTCACCATTGCTTTATAATTTGTCATACTCTCTATCTTATCTATCATCTCCTGCATAAGCTTTAAATTAGATACAAGGATGAGGGTAGGGGTTTGTAAATATTCTATTATATCCATACATATATGCGATTTTCAAATCCCCGTTTTAGCCTTAATTATCCCACACTTATAATTGAACTGTTCATTTCTTTTCTTAACTACTCTCATTATCTCTTCCTGCAGTTTAATATTTTCTGCAAACCTCTCTTTTATTTCATTAGAAACCTTATTTTGCTTAAAACTTATACTGCTTCAGTTAGTAGTAAAAGGTAGTCTCTCTAAATTAAGTATTTCTTTATACATCGGAGGTAATTTATCCCTCGTATAATATCTATACTTCTTATTAATCATCTTTTGACTAAAGAAATTAAACTCCTGTTTCTCTAAAGTAAAAAATTTCTTATATTCAGTTAGTTGTGCTTTGTTCATTTTTAATCTTTTCTAAATTAGTAAGTAATTCTTTGTCAGAAATATAAAAAGAATCATTTTTGTGTCTTTTTGATAATCATACAGAAATTATCTGTCATAATCTCATGTGATTATTAAATCATAATAATTTCTTTATGATATATAATTTTATTTTATTCATAATTTATATTCTTTATTAAGAATTGTTAGCTATTTCTTTAGAATCAAAATTGTATAATTCCTTATAATGCAAATATGTAGCATTTCATATTTCAGCTACAAGTATTTCTCTCTTATCTCTATCTAAACAATTCTTCTCAAAATCATCCCATAAATTCCTCATAAGTATAGATTGCATCGTCATTCAAATCATTGTCTTATACTTATTACCTAAATGTCTTGCTGGTCATTGCTTCGCTTCAAGTTCCTGTATTTTAAATAATGTATCAAACATGTGATCCACCTGTAATTCTAATTTATCTACTAATATATCTAATTGTTTCATTTTATATTATTTATTAAACTAAATCTAATTTATTTGGACTATAAACCCACTCCTTTTCCCAACCTAGAAGAATACCATCCATTACCTCATCTCATGGTAATTCTTCTATACGAGAATTCTTTTTATATGTTTCATAATCTATATACTTACTCTCATTCATAGCTAGTTTTATTAACTAAAAAAATTATTCCTATTACATAACTTCTCAATCTCACCTGCTTTAAAGAAATTATCCAGAGATTCAGGGATAACTTCTAATTCAAACTTAGTCTTCCTTATAAAATATCATCTGATAGTTTGTCATCTAAGTTTAACCCTCTTCTTCTCATACCTATGGCTTAGTCATAAATCAAAATTATTTTGCTTAAATTTCAAATCCTTGATATCCTCTCACATCTCTTCACAATATACCTGAAGTAACATATTCTTCTCAGGATTAGTAATCTTAGTTATTTGTGGATACTTTCCTTCAAACCACTCAAAGAATTGATTACTCCCACCTTCACAAGCCTCCTCCAAATTCCTCTTCTCTTCATTATCTAAAGCAGATAACGTTGTAGAATCTGGAATCTCTGGATACATCTTATATAACCAATTTACATACTCTCTTATAACTAACCTGTCCTTAAATGTCTCATGATTCATCTCCTCAGCAATCTTATAATCAAGAGCATTCCCCGTCTTAATAACAGTAAAACGTCTATTACCACTATGTTTACTATCCATCTGTAACGGTACAGCATGATTTGAACTTAAATGAAACCACGCTATATTATTCACCTCTCTAGCGGGCTGAAATTTAGGATTAATAGTTATATAAGGTTCTCCTATAAATCATTTTATCCTGTCCAAAGTTTTTTTATCATTATGCTTATTCCCGCTTGATACCTCCTTAAATTCAACTATAAGTTTATCTCATACATATGTATCATAACTACTCTCCAAATCCCTCTGACCTAATCAAACTAACGTATTATCTTTTCAGAAAATCCTAGATAATAAATTAAGAAATGTACCCTTTCATGATCATCATGAACCATACAAAACTAATGCAGGTACATGAACATTATTTATATGCGTTAACTTAAACAGTATAGCCTTATGAACCCATTCTATATTCTTCTTCTTACCACCACATATATTATTTATCAAGTATGATATATGTGAATGCACCCTAGGTTCAGCATCTCAACCATATTTCAAATACGAATTCTCATCCAACGTATTATAATGTCACGGTCTTCAACCTTCTAAATAACAAAGATTCTCATAAGTTTGGATAGATCACTGTTTACGCATACTTACCAAATCCGTAGATTTAACTCACAGGTAATCCGCAACCGCTCCCTTCTCCTGAAACTTCTTGTACTCAATATCATAGTAGTATTTGATATGTTCCCTCAATATAACAAATGGATACTTACCCTTCTTAGCCTGTTCCTCACCTATCTGTTTAATCTCTAACAATATCTTATCCCATTTAGGTTTAGTATTATATCAAGCATTATAAAAATCATTCACATCACTAAGTACAACACCCTTCTTATCCTCTCTTATTGGAAACACAACCTCATGGACCACTCTACCAAACATATCAGCTAATGCCTTCTTAGCTTGTGTCCCCGCTACATCAGTATCATATAAACATATAATCTTATCCGTATCATATAATAACTCCTTCAGTCTTGTCCTGTTTGATTGCACCCCTCATAAATTACCTACTATACTAGAAAATCAAAGGAGCTTCAAAATTAGGTAATCCATCTCTCACTCAACTATAATAGCTGATCTAATATCTATATCATTATATAAAAGACCAGTATTACCTATAGCAAAACTCTTCTTCCCTCTAATTAACTTACCATCCCTCCTCCTTAATTTTAATCATATGAGATCTCAATGTTCATCGTAACATGGAAACATAAATACTCACACATTCTTAGCCCCGTCTCATTCATGATTCTGATATTTCCCATCCTCATCCCTCCAAACCTCACGCTCAGTAGTTAAATAATTATCATAATATCATATATCCGCAAATACCTCACCAACCTTTAAATGATTCTTCTGAATCCAATCATACGGCACTCATCTTCCTATTAAAAAACCAGAAATCTCATCCTTATAACCATTTAGTTTAAAACCATCGTAGTTCTCAAGTAAGTATTTTCCAGTATGCGTAGGGACATACTCCTTCTTAGTATCTGACTGCTTAACTAATCATTTAGAAATAAACCAGTTCGCCGTAGTCTCCCTACCCTCATTAGTCTGGGTATCCTGATCCAATACATATCTGCCTATTATATCAAATGGTCCTCCAGCATCCCCATTACCTCAAAAATCCTTAGCTAAATTCTTAGTCTCATGTACCACAAAAGATGTGTCAACCTTACCGTCCGACTTAAGCACATTATGCATATGTGGCTGTCAACTTATCTTCTTAGTAGATATCCCAGCCTTAGTTAATACCTCTAATATCGGTAAATTATTGATCTCCTCAAATATCGTAGACATATCTTGTATACTTTTATATAAAATAAAATTGTGTGGCCTGAACTATTTTTCTATCTCTCCATTACTCACAAGTTCACTTAATTTAGCGTAATATGTCTGCTTTGTGGTGTCGAAAGCTTTATATATTCATTTCTTACTATCTTGTAATGTTCTAATTTGTTCATCGATGGCTTTAAACTGCTTATTTATAAAGAGTACGTGCTCCTTTAATAAAAAATTTCTCTTTTTCATGGGGTTTTATATTATTTGTAAAGTGTTCCCTATTGTAATCAGAAAGACTCGGAAGTCAAAAGATTTTGTAGTTTTTTATTTGACTTTAAAGTAATTGTGTAGTATAATAATCTTGTAGCTTATTTAATAATAACTCTCCTATGAATGATTTCTTAATTACTATATTCTGTTTATCTATAATTATCGGCGCCTTTATGGTTCATTTTATGCTCGGGTTTATATGCCTTCTATGAATGATCATTCTTGTCGTAAATGATTAAATGTGTGGTTTTAATAATAAAAGTCTTGTAATAAGGCTTTTTTTTATTATAATATATAACATATATCTTATAAAGTAATAGTTGACCGAAAGGCGCCAAAACTTAAAAAGTATTTATCTACGGAAGACGCAGGGGCTGAACTGGGGGGTAAAAAAATAATTATAAATATATATTCTGTGTGAAACAGGTTTTTTTGTTGTATATTTTTTATTTAATAAATGGCTTAAAATAGGTAACTTATACTTTTTATTTCTTATGTATACATAAGAATTGTTAATTGTCACTTGACAAGGAGGCTTTTTTTTACGGAAATAAAAGTGGGTGAACAGAATTTGGGGGGTGGGTGAACAAATTTCGGAAGTGCGTGTTCACTGACAATTGGTGAAAATGTTGTATAACCCCGCCGGGTGAACATTTTGGTAAAAAATATGTTCACCGCTGTTTATGGCTTACTTATGCTGGTTACACTTGGTCGGGTGAACACGGTGAACACTTTTTTTACATCTTACCACGTAAAAATGAGAAATGGCTTACCTTCGTAAAATAAATCTCAATATATATAGTATGTACACTAATTAATAATAAAATCCTTATTTTAAGCCATTTTGTATGTTTTTTAGTGTACAAATGCTATTTTAACCCGTTCACTTTCTATAAAAGATCTATATAATACAAAAACGGCGGGGAGAGACTACGAAAACCATAGGTTATTCCCACATAAACTTAGCCCGTAAGAGCTTTGGATAATGAATAGGATACAGTATAAGTTAAGGACTCAACATAATACTCTATAAGTTTGCGTATATGGTTCACATAAGGAATGAAATGTGCACCAAAACACATACAATACAAATGTTCTCCCTTAAGTAAGCCACGGTATTATATTAATTAAAAATAGGTAGCTTTAAATTCTATTAATTAAAGGGGGAGGTTTTTAAATTAGGGACCCCGCCGGGGGTACACAAGATGGTGTTGTGTTATTATTATTACTGTACCACCTCCAAATTTTTCCCAGTTTCAGATAAAGATACATAGTAATTAAATTTGTATTTTTAATTTTTTCACATATAATACTTATGTATCATACATTTATTTTTAATCTTTTAATATGAAAGAAGTATTTAAATCTTATCCAGACTTTCTTATCCCATGAACAAAGATGCCTATGTACACAATTAGTAATTTATGAAAAATTAAATCTCATAAATTCAGTTCTACATATATAGTCCCTACTAATATTAATAATGGTTGATATGAATATTTTCAATTTGTATTATTTAAAAAGAGGTATAGTTTTACTGTCCATAGAATGGTGATGTTATCTCATATTTGACCATGTCCGGAAGGATTAGAGGTTAATCATCTTAATTGAATAAAAACAGATAATAGGTTAGAAAATTTAGAATACACTACTAGGCAAAAAAATATGAAACACGCAATAGCTACCTGACTTAGGAAACCTATTAAAGGTAGTGCTCATCATTTTTTTTGAAAAACTTGAAAATCCCATCCTAAAAGTCATACTCTTATACAAAAAGATATGAACTGAGAGTTCGTTAAAGAGTGGGGCAGTGTTAGTTTAGCAGCTAAAACATTAGGTGTTTCTAAATGATATTTAAATAATGTAGCTAATAAGAGAGATTTTGCATATTGATTTTTATGGGAAAAGGCGTAGACTATATAATATTTTATAACAAGAGATTATGACAGAGGAAGAATTTATGATATCTATTCAAGACACGCAGAAACTTTGAGACACTCAGTACCCCCAGGATTCTCTTTCTATAGATGATTTTCAAAGTGAGGATTACACAATTAGACAGAATGAGAGGATTATTAAGGCTGCGGATAATTTGGTATTAGAGAGGATGGAGAATAAGGATGGTTCGCTTAGGTTGGGTGAGGTTATACAAGCTAAGGATGTGGCATTTAAACACAATCAGAAGATTCAGTGAATAGGAGACGAGTGACCTCAATTGATACCATCTCAGATCAATATACAAATTATCAATAATTAAAATACACTAATGACAAACACACCTACTAGATTATTTAAGAGGCAGAAAGAGGCGTGGGATTACCTTCATGATGGTGAGACTACGGAGATTGCGTATTGATGATGAGCTGGTTGAGGGAAATCCTTACTTGGTTCTTTATGGTTGGCTACCCAGATAGCTGAGAAGCCTGGTAGTACGTGGGGGATAGGTAGATCTGAATTGAAGAAGATAAAGTTATCTACATTTATTACATTTAAAAATACTTTGAAGGAGGTAGGTTTTGAGGATGGTAGTTATAAGTACGATGATCAGAAATCAATAATGACATTCACTAATGGGTGTATGGTGGTATTGATGGATTTGAATGAGAATCCGAGTGATCCAAACTTTGATAGATTGGGTTCTACGGAGTACACGGGTTTCTTTATAGATGAGGCGCAGGAGGTTAGTGGTAAGGCTAAGCAGATAGTAACATCTCGTCTGAGAAATTTAACAGGAAAGACATATTTTTATTCAAAGGATAAGAAGGAGTCGGAGCAGTGGATAATCCAGAATGGAAAAGGTATTCTTCATTATAACGAGCCACTTAATGAGTATCAAGTTGTTATGTGGATACAGAGTAAGCCTAAGTTATTGCTTACATTAAATCCAGGTAGGAATTTTGTATATACGGATTTTTACAAACCGTGGAAGAACAAGACTCTATTATCACATAGGAGATTTATTCAATCACTTCCTACGGATAATCCATTTTTACCTAAGGCATATATAGAGAATTTGAAGAATTTGGATAAAGTTAGTAGGGAGAGATTATTGTATGGTAATTTTGAGTACTCAGATGACGAGGCTCTGCTTTTTTCTATAGATGATATAAGTGCGACTTTTCGCAAAAATGATAAAGTGGACTTAGACAAAAACTACATAACTTGTGATGCAGCTAGACAGGGTAGGGATAGTACGGTTATATGTATATGGCAAGGTTTACATATAAAGAAAATTATAGAGATAAGGAAATCAAGTCTTACTGAACAGGCTAGATTGATTGAAACATTTATAGGAGAGTATAATGTAGGGATAAATAATGTTATAGTGGATGAGGTATGAGTATGATGAGGACTGGTTGATTTATTAGGTTGTAAATGATTTATAGCTAACCAAGCACCTATTCAACCGTATGCGGCAAAACTGCTTACATATAAGAAGAGGAATTATCAAAATTTAAAGACTCAATCATTCTTTTATTTACAGAAGTATTTACCACAAGTGAGTATATATCCGGATTGTCAGTATAAGGAGAAGATAATAGAGGAGGCACTTTTTATTAGACAGATAGATATGGATAATGATAATAAGATAAAATTGGAGAGTAAGAAGGATACTAAAGAGAAACTAGGTAGATCTCCAGATTATATGGATGCTATTTCTTTCCGTATGTACTGGCTTATCAAAGATCACCATGATGGGACTGTATCTGAGGAGGATATAATTAATCAGAAATCGGAGGAAGAGATTAATCAGGATCAGTTGCTTAAATTTTTAACAGATGACGAGGAGAAAAAGGAGGATATTTTAGATATAGATGTCTACTATTAATATTGACAAACTGTCTACAATGGATAATATAGATATATTATTACATAAAAGATTCTATTTATGTTAAAAGATATATTAAAAGCTACTTGATTAAGAAAGGATGATATTGTGTCACAAATTTCGTCAGAATATGAGAGATGATATAGGTTTGTTACTAATAAGAGAGAGATCTTTGAAAGAGACCTGAAGCTTTTTAATAATCAAAAAAAGAATAAGGATAAGATAGGAGATTCAACATTATTCAATGTACATTCGGCATTAATGGCTAGAAGTTATGTGGACAGACCACAATCAAAATTTATATCCACAAAGATATGAAGGGATTATATAGTTAAGAACTTGAATGCTACATTAGAAGAGGATTTTAATGAGCAGGATATAGAGATCCTTAAATATCAAAGAGATTGGGATAAATTTTTCTATTGAGTAGGTATAGTTCCAAAGGTATGATGGTGTGGTGTAACAAAGTCGCCAAAATTCGAGACTATAGATCCTAGAAATTGGATACCGGACCCTGACGGGGACTACGTGAATGGTAATTATTCATATACAGGTTTTGAGAAACAAATGTTTAAGACTGATTTAGAATCTGAGGGATATTCTGATAAAATCATAGAAGAATTAAATCCAAATACATGAAATCAAAGAGGTTCAGATAGATCTAGACAAGATGATCAAGTTAATAGTGATTTAAACACTTCATATAAGCAAGAGAATTCAAATAATCCTAATTATAAAATATATACACATTTTGGTATATTTGTATGACCAAAAGGGACGGTAAAAGCAATGTTCATAATGGGTAACGAACAGAGAACTATCATAGATGGTGAACTGTTAGTTGCTGTAACTAAACAAGAGAAGAAAGACGCTACATTGATACCATTTCCATTTGCATTTACATATTGGAAACCTAGAACAAACAATCCGTTTGGTGATAGAGTAGCTACATTTGTATCAGATGTACAGAGGGCAAAAGCATTGATAGCTAATTTGAGGCTAGATAAATCAATGGCTGAATTGTATCCTATGTATATGTATAATACTAGACTAATTAAGAATAAAGAGGATTTAAACTTTGGTTTTAATAAACTAATAGCTGTAAACCCACTAGAATGAGAAGGATTATGAAATGCAGCAGCTCCTATACAAAGAGATGTTAGAGCGGATAATTCATTTGTAATAGATGATTCATTAGATAGACAGGTTGAGTCAAGCACATCTATAGGTAGAGTAGTTCAATGATCTACTACAGATAGGAGAGAAACAGCTACTACTAATAACTTAGTACAAGATAATACAGATATAAACTTAGCATTAGCTGCAAAAGTTGAAAGTTGGGGAGAAAAACAACTAATAAGATTATGGTTAAGGGGGTATATGGAGAGATTTACTGAATGAGATACAAAAGTAGTTAATTTTGATACATGATTTAGTATAATACCTAGAGAATTAAGGAAAAAAGATTTCTTAAGTGAAAAGTCTGTAAGGATACAGGTTATAACAGTAGCAGAATTAGACAAGAGAAGAGATAAAGAAAGATTAGCATACGCTAACACCCTACCATTATTACAAACACTAGAGAGACCAAAAGCAGCACAGAATTATTCATATAGAAGATATTTAATATCTAGTTGAATACCTGAAACACAAGTTGATATAGAAGTTCCACTTACACCTCAAGAGATAATAGCTATACAGAATGTAGAATTATTATCATACGGTGAAACTGTAGAAGTAAAAGAGGATTATGATCCATTAACACACTTAATAGCTATAAAAGCTGCACCACAAGATCTTAATACAATGGTTTATAGGCAATCATTACTTGAGTTATATAAAGTACAAGGTTGAGACACTGAGCAATTAACACAAGTAAGTGAGAGTGTAACAAATAATGTTGCGGCTCAGTGAATGAGTCAAGTGGCAAACGAGAGTTCAAGTTTATTATCTAACCAATAAGAATGAGTAAAATTACTGAATTAAGGAAATATAAAGAGAGTAAAGAATTCCAAAAAATAATAGATAAATGTAAAAATAGACAAGAAAATTTAGAAACACAAATATTACAAGCTTTCCCTAAAGTAGACAACGAACAAGTATTATCTAATCATGATGTTAACTACCAAAGAATGCAGTTTTGAATAGATAGATTAGAAGAAATTAAATCAAAAAGCGAATGAGCGTCTATTCTTATAGAAGATATAAATGAGGAAATAGAAAGAGCTAAAACATTTCTTACATTAGGTATAAGAGATCAGTATGGGATAACAAATTCTAGTCCGATCTTTAATACATTAGATTTAACTAGATGTTTAGCTCAGGATAATAGATATTTTCAAACTAGAATAGATTGAATGATAGCTGCTTTAGAAAAAGAAGAAGAAGAAAAACCAAGTTTAACAGCTAATGATGCTGAAGAAGATTAAATTTTAATATTTGCCATATCCCAGAAATTCTCGATATGGCAAACATTTAGAGTTTAATGCTCTAGCCTTAAATGGTTTACATTATAACATTCACACTATGGATGAATTAGATTTCGAATTAATAGACGAATCTGGCGACGGTCAAGATGAAACTACTATAGAAACTAATGAGGGTACTGATACCTCTGCTAACGCTAAACAAGACAGTGAGGATAATACAACCTCTACCAAAAGTAAGAAAAGTAATTTTAAAAAGATGTCAAAAATCAATAAATGATTAAAGGCTGAAAATGCGGAACTCCAGAAAAGACTTAAAGCATTAGAAGTTAATGATATAGATGTTGATGATGACGAGGAAGATTATGATAATTATGATGAAGTTAATGGTTTTGATAAGACTGAGTTTAGGTTTTTCACTATTGAGAACCCAGAAGCTAAGGAATACAGAACTTGAATGGAATCTATATTAGAAGAATATCCTAACATGTCTTTTGAAGATGCGCTTGCTTTAGTAAAAGCTAAAACTCCAAAAGAATCTACTTCTAGCAATGACTTTAGTTCTAGATGATCTAATGTTAAAGTAAGAAAAAGACTCGCTGATTTAACTGATGAAGAAGCGTTAAAACTTCCTAATAACAAATATTTGGAATACCAAAGAGTTAAAGGTAAGATCAGATAAAAGGGGTAATAGTAGTATTAAACATAAATAACTTTAAAACTTAATACTAATATTATGGCTAATTCAGTTTCTGCTTTAAACAAGCAAAAATATACAAAAACGGTTCAAGCTCTACTAGAAGAAACTCTAGTTGCTATGGATCTAGCTAATACAACTCTTATGGCTGATATGCCAGACGGGAATACTATTAACTTTCCAAGACCAGAATTCCAAAATGTACAATCTTATACTAAGTATACAGATGTTACAGATCAAGATCTAAATTTCTCTAATGAAACTTTAACTATCAATAAAACACCTATCGTAACTTTTGTTTATGATGATGTTGATAATCTTGATAATGGATACGATGTAGTTGCTTCTGCTGCTCCAAAAGCTGCATTTAGAATCAAACAAGATATCGAAGGTAACTTCTTTAATGAATATTCTAATGCTGGAACTACTGCTGATTCAACTGTTACACTTTCTACATCTAATGTAGTTTCAACTTATGGTGATGCTTATGCTTCATTATTAAATGATGGTGTTGATGGTTCAAATATAGTTGCTGTTATAGACCCATACCAATTAAGTATGATCGGACAAGGAGCGTTAGGTAATACATTTAACACTGCTGATGTTTCATACAAAAAAGGTTATAGAGGTGAATTCCAAAACATGAGTATAGTAGTTTCAACTAATTTAACTACTACTGCTACATTAGATTTTGGTACAGAACCAACTGCAAATGATACTGTTACTATTGGTGGTGTTGTATTTACATTCGTTGCTGCTCCTGCTGTTGCTTGAGACGTAGACTTATCAGGTACTGCTGCTACAACTTTAGATAACTTAATTCTTGCAATTAATGGTACTGGTACTCCTGGTGCTTCTACTTATATAGAACTATCTACTTCTGATAGAGCTAAAATGGAAGGTATTACTGCTGTTGATGGTACTACTGACATGACTCTTACATCTTTAAGATGATATAAAAAACTATCTACATCAATGACAGCTGCTGCTGATGATTGGGGAGTAGTTACTATCTATAACTTAATAATGGAAAGAGGTGCTATTAACTTAGTAATGCAAAAAGAAGTTAGTCTTAAAGTACAAGACGTTCAAAAACAATTATGAACTCGCTACATGACATGGGCTCGCTATGGGTTAAAAACTTTTGCTGAAGGTGCGGAGAGAATGTATTCTTTACCAATCGCTTCACAAGCTGCTGAAGCATAATCGCTTTCTAAAGCTAAGAATTGAGAGATATTAATTTATCTCTCTTTTTTTTGTTTAAAAAAACTTGACTTATACATTATGGTTAATACAATTTAACTACTTTATTATTTAGCTATATAACATGAATAAAAACGATAGTTGGAAAGAAATACCATGATATGAATGATTTTATATTGCTTCAACAGCAGGAGAAATAAGAAGCGTTGATAGATTTATTAAACATTGGCAATGAGGAAAATCTTTTAAACAATGAAAAATACTTATTCTAAATAAAAGACCAACATGATATCTATATGTTGATTTATTAAAAGAATGACAAAAAAGATCTTGTTGAGTTCATAGATTAATTTGTTCAACATTCCATTGATTAGATATTAATAATACAAAATTATATGCCTGTCATAAAAACGACATAAGAGATGATAATAGATCAAAAAATCTTTTTATATGAACAGCTCAAGACAACACTAATGATTGCATTATGAAATGAAGAGATAAGTATAAAAATACAACAAGTCTTAAAAAATGAGAAAAACATAAACTATCTATATTAAAAGATAATGATGTCTTAGAAATAAGAGAATTATTAAGTCAATGAATTCCTCAAAAAGAAATAGCTAAAAGATTTAATGTAGATGCTAGTAATATTTCAAAAATAAAGAATTGAAAAAGATGGTCCCACATCTAATCTAAAATTTTATTGCATTATAGACAAAAAAGGTTAATATATTAATATTTAATAATTAACTTTTTTTATTATGTATAAAGTATTAGATCTAGATGGTAAGAAAATCATTGTAGACATTGTGGACATAACAAAACATAGACATGTTTCTTGAAGAGATTTTATAAAAGAAGATGGATTTAATAAAATCGTAAAAACAGTAAAACCTACTATATCAAAAACAGTAAAAACAGAGATTAAAGAAGAAGTTAAAGAAGTTAAAAAACCAGCTAAAAAATCTTTATTTTCTAAAAAGAAATAATTATGGATGTTTCTGAAGTTATAGATCTAGCTAGAGATCAAACACATACAAATGACACACAGTTTCCAGACGCACAAGTTCTTAAATATTTAAATATAGTTAAGAATAATTTTTGGAGTTATATAGTTACTTCTATAAATGAAGATTATGATTGGGATATTTTCACAGTAAGCACTACGGTGGTAAATCAAAGTGAATATCAATTACCAGTAGTGGCTTCAGATACTGCATGAATAAAAAAGATAAATAATATTTCAATTAATTATGATTGAGAAACTTATGATGATGGCACTCTTAAATATATAAAAGCTATGGAGATTAAACCTTCTAACTTAGCAAGAGAGTGGAATTATTATAAAAATAATCAAGATTCTGATTATCCTATTTATTATATAGCTGATAATAGTTATTTTGTTGCACCTATGCCTACTGCAGCAATAGCTAATTGAATACAGGTTAAGGGAATAAAAAAGATTCCAGATTATGCAACTACTACAGTAGAAGCAGATATGGTTATACCTATAGACCATCATGATATCCTTATTCAATGAATTTTACCATATATATATAAAGCTCAAGGTAAGAATCAAGAATCAGCTTCAGAAAAACAAGAATATATTAGACAAAGAACACAAGCTACTACGGAATTAGCGGATAGAAACTTATCACCTATTTTAATGGATTATCCTATAGATAGAGAATCTCCTAGTGAAATATTAACAGTAACTTTAAATTAATATGGCTTTTAGTAAACAATCAATAACTTGGAATAAGTTTTACTGAGGTGTAAGTAATGATGATAAACTCACTCAACCAGCTCAGGTTCTTTATGCTGAAAATTTAGATTTAAAAAGAAATAGTGAATTTGTGATGTTAAATCCATATTCAACAGAAAAAGTATTAACGAATTGAAAAGATATAGATTGATTTATAAATGTATCACAAGATACTTGAAATCAAAAGACATTTGGTTGGTGAGAAGATGGAGTTATTTATTATGTTTTATGAACAGATAATGTACCTGATTATACAGCAACAAGTGCTAGTGATATAGTAAATGCTATAGAATTCAATGATTATACGTATTTTATGACAGTATGGCCATCTACTACAGATATTAAGTATGATAAAATACTTAGTGATAATATGTATGATTTAACTTGAGCTTTAGCACAAACAACTCTAGCTACATGATTAACATGAACACAAGCAGATAAATATCCTATGTATAATTATTTAGATGCTTTTTTATATATATGAGTATGAAAAACAGTATATAGAGAAGATAGTGCATGAGTTCAAGAAACTTTTAATTTATGAACAGCAGATATTGTTTGAATAACTCAACAATGATGAGTATTTAAATTATATCAGTCAGATGGAAGAGTAATATTTTGGGATGGATTAAGTGAGAGTGCAGATTCTGTAGTTAATATAAATGATGAAATAAGAACTGTTATATCACATCAATGAATCGATTACATAGTATGATGAGCTAGTTGATTTTATAGTCAATTATATTTTATGAATTGATATAAAGCTGAATTAATACAATCATGAATAGATAGTCAGATTCCAAATTCTCCTCAATCAGATAGAAGTTCTAAGTTTTATATAAAATGAGATATATGAAAATTAATTACATTTGATTGACAACTATTAATGATTAATCAAGATTGATTAGATAGTATCTACTCGTTTTGAAATGCTAAACAATGATTTCCTAAATGATTTGAACAAATATTTTATGTTTGACCAGATGGAACATCAGCAGATTTTATTAGTTGATTAGGTAACTCTACAAGTAATACATCTTTTTTTTATGGGTATTCTTATCCAGCAAGTGCTATATGAAACTTTTTAGCTGATGATTCAACCTATATTAGGACATGAAGTATGATTTTACCTATATTTGATGCATGAACAAAAACTACTAAAAAGAAAATAGAAGAAATTAGAGTATATGCACAAGATGTATCTAGTCTTTCTACACTTGTTATAAAAGCTAGTATAGATTGATGAGCTTTTGGTACTATATGAACAGTTACTTCAGACTGAAGGACTGAAATATATAGTGAAGTAAGTAATTTTTATGATATAGTTTTTCAAATAGATTTTGATATAGATTGAGCAGCTACGGCAAATTATGGGAATAATCCTAAATTATATGAATTAAAATTAATTTATACTGTAATTGAAGACTAATGACTAAAATAGATACAGTAACAGAAGTAAAAGTAGAGACAATAGATGCATTTGATCTAAAAGTACAGGATTTTCCTTGATTAACAGCTGATAAATTGGATTATAGTATAAGTGTAAGAGGTAATACATCTGGAATATTAGCTTTTACAAAATTAGCTTCTGGTTGAACTTGAGTAGTAGATTTTACTTGATTTTGATTTACTCCTAGCTCTTACGTAATTAATGCTTGGTTATGAAATAATGCTACAGTAGATTGCTGAACTAGTTTATCTACTTACATAGATTGAACAACTTTCTGACAATATATACAAGATAGTAGTTGATCTTCTCAAGTACAAGATTTAGGTAGTAGAATGATAGCTATATATAATACAAGTTGAAGTAAAACAAGAGCTGACCACTCTAAATTTATAACAGATTGAATAGAATTGAATTTTGTAGATAGCGATTTAGATGTAAAGTTTATAGTAACTGCATATAAATAATATTGTAAAATACCAAAAAATAATTATACTAATTTTAATACATAATAAAAAAATATTATGGCTCTAATAAAAGATGGGAAAACATTAACTACTGAACAGGAATCTATTCAAAGACAAGAGTTTAATGACACTTGAAGTTTTGCTAGTTGAGTAACTGAACAGAAAGCCACTGAAGAACCATCTACTCCTATTAAAACAGAAGAGATATCAAAAATAACTGAACCTACAAAAATAGAACCAACTCCTAAAGAAATAGTAGCATGACCTACTCCTACAGAAATAAAAGAACCTATACAGAAACCAACTGAGGTAAAAGTGGATACTAAAGTAGACACTAAAGTAGACAAAGTGGACAAGCCACAGATCACAACCATAGCCGATTTTAAAGATGCAGGTTGAACACAAAAAGAACTGTCTACTTTACTTGAGAATAGAGGAACTGAAAATATTGAAATCATAGGTAATAGAATTACTTGAGAAAGAAATGGTGAAAGATTTCAATGGACTATAGATTGAGCTTGAAATCCTATAAGAAAACCATTATGAACAATAGCTAATGAAAAAGAAGATTATGCTAAACTTAAATGAATTAATTTTAATTTAGATGATACAGGTAAATTAACTTTCCAACCTGGTAATTTAGATGAAGCTATTGATTTATTTAATCAGTTTTGATCTAATGTAAAGATAGATAGAAATAATTTAGATACAATAAGAGCATCAGCAGTTTTTCAAAAATATAATAAATATAAAAACGCTACACCTGAAATATATTTTGATGGATTAAATGCTTGAGAAATAGCAGAATGAGGGGAAACTTGGAATAGATTAATTAAAATGAATTGATGAGAACCTACTGAAGCTATGTTAGTAGCTAGAAGGAAGTTTGAATTAAAGATGAAAACAGATAACATTAATAAAAATTGAACAGATTTAATTAATGCTTTTTGAGATAAAAAAGTTACTACTGTAAGTACAGAGCAAGATTTTAGAAATGCTACAGAACAATTAGATAAAGATTATTTAACTGCTAGAGTTAATATTTTTGCAGATATAGAAAATCAATATGCTGTATATAAACAATGAACAGAAGCTACTAATGATTTAAGAAAACAAGCTAATGATACAGCATCTAAAATAGATGAATTGAATGTAGAAAAAAGAAATATACTGAAAGGTGTTAAAGATAGATTCCCTCAATTACCATTATCAGCACAATTAAAAATAGCTAGAGATGAAACAGAATCAGTAGATGATGAATTATTTGCACTTCAAAGACAATATAATATTGAGAATGCGGATTATCAATATGCGGATACTCAAGATAAGGCTGAATTTGAATTTAATATGAAAACATTAGATCAAAAAGCTTGATTAATGACTGATTTATATTGAGTTCAGAGATGAGATCTTATTAGACAAGAAGATATAGCTAGAGCGGATAGACAATTAAATGAACAAATAGCTAGAACTGAAGAAGCTAGAAAACAAGCTATTATAGATTGAGATGCACAATTTGCTAAACAAATGACATATGAATTAAAAATAGCTGAAGAAAAATCTAAGATTAATCAAAAAGCATTTCAAGTTGTAACTCCATGATCTACATGAACAGTATGAGTATTTAATCCTAATACTTGAGAAGTTGATTTTAAAACAATAACTTGACCTACAGCTTGAGCAGTAACTCCAACAGGACAAGTAGCAACACAAACTATTAATATAGATTGAAAAACTAAAGATGTAACATTAGATACTTCAGTAGGTACAAGTTTAAATGATGCTATAACTACTATCTGAAGAGAAGTATGATGAGATATAATAGTTGCTGATACATTTAGAACTTCTGAAAGACAACAAGCATTATCTGATGCAGGTAAATGATTAGTAGCTCAACCATGAACTAGTTTACATGAAAAATGATTAGCTGTTGATATATATAATGGTAAAAATGAACAATGAGAGTTGCAAGCATTAAATGCAGAACAAGTACAAGTTATGAATGATAATTGATGGTTTCAAACAGCTTGAAAAAATGATTTATGACATTTTGAATATCTATGAAAACAAG